TGCCTATCCCAGAGAGATTCCCAGTTCCGCCCCCGCCTCCGCAATCGCTCGGGCCGTCCACATTGGTTGCGGCCGCGGTATTGGAGGCATAGCCCAGCCCTCCTGCCCCGCCTGCAGTGGCGCCACCTGCGGCATTGGTGCCTTTTGCCATTCCTCCACCGCCACCACCTCCTCCGACGTTAGCGCCGCATCCACCGCCATAAGCGGTAACGCCAGCGAAGACAGAATTATTCCCCGCCGTTCCGATAGCTGCCTGAGCGCCTACAGTGACTGCTACGGTAGCGCCAAGGCTGCTCGCTAGAACGTAGAACTCCTTGTACGAACCACCGCCCCCGCCGCCTGAGTGAGTAAAGGTGGCCCCGCCTCCTCCACCACCCCACATCTGCACGAATATCATCTCGTTTCCGCTCAACCCGGCTGGCTTGGTCCACGTTCCGTTAGCGGTAAACGCTTGATAATTTGTCGTCGTGCCTAGAGGGGTTTCTACCTGGAAATTGCTGCCATCATGGACGATGGTGTAGACAGTCCCGGCCACCAAGTCTCCGGCTATCATTGCGTTGTTGCCGTTTTTCTTGATGGCTACAGCGCCGATGGTGTTGATGTTGATGGTCACGGCACCCGTATTGGTCACTGCAGGGATCAGAGTAAACGACTGTCCCTTGGCATAGGCGATCATCGAGAATGCGGCGCTCGCGGTGATCGTGTTGGTACCTGCCACCCCCGTTAGCAACTGCGCCACGCCATCTTGCACCTGGGCTGCGGTGATGAGATGCGTGCGCAGTGTTGCATTAGAGGCAACCTGTGGCTGCGTGAACGTATTGGATGCAGCGAGCGCCGCGGCATTGGCATTGACCTGCGTGGCGATGTAGTTGAAGTCCTGCATCACCTGATTGGCGTCCTCCAGAGTGTTTGGCGTGAGGATCGCAGGATAGGGTGTAGTGATGATCGCCATGTCATGCCGCCACGTTCATGTAACCAAGGGTTTGGTAGCGCATCGAGTACGTTCCAACGGAGATGCCCGGACCCGCCGTCATGTATACCTGCAACGCAATGCGCTTGAAGATGATCGGTGCGGTCCACGGAATGGGCAGCACCTTAGAGGCCGGGAACACCGTGGCCCAGTTGTGCGTGTTCCAATTGAGCGTATTCCACAGCGGCCCTGACTGATTAAGCGTAATGACAGCGCTTCCCAGGATCGTGTCGAACTCGTCCAGCGCGGTCAGGTTGTACTGCGAAGGCGACGATGAGCGGCCTAGCTCGATCTCGGCTTCCTGAATGCAGTTCATCGCCATGTCGCCGCGGTTTGGCATGAGCGAACTGATGATATTGCACTGGTATGTCACGAATGTGGTGGCGTCGGTCTGGTCGGTGTAGATCGAGGCTGCGTGCTGCTGCACCTGGCTGTAGAAGAGTTTTCCAGGCAGAGCGTTGGAGCACAGAACGAATTTGTCGTCGATGGCCCCCGCGCAGTCATATGTGAAGGTGTGAGGCCCGTTCCATCTGCGCATGTGCTCGTCGAACCAGTAATCGGCAACCGACTCGTTGCCTTGCGAGATGGTTGGCACGCAGATGCGATACACGCCCTGGTTGTAGGATGCCGCAGAGCGAGAGGCAAGCGCCTTGGTTGCCTCAATAAATGGCGTCTGTAGATCCGGGTTGATATTGTTTTGATTGTTGAGTAGAGGCGAGATCACGCCCAGCAGATTTACCACGTACATGCCATCGGTGCCCTGGAACTTGACTCCTTCTGGCGTGGCTACGACAGAGCGCGGAGCCCAGCAACCGATGTTGTTGGATAGCTCTTGCATCTCCAGGGTGTTTAAAGCGGCATCCCCGGTTATCTGCCAAGTGGACTGAGCGGCGCCTTTGAATACCAGCAGCGCTTCCAAAATACCTTGCGTGCTCGTTCCCACCGGCAACGGAGCAGTCGCAGTGATAGACGAAGAGTCTCCCACGGTTAGCACTTGATTGGCGTTAGTGACTACAGTAGGAGCGAGCGAGTCCGAGTAGGTCAAGGCGTTGCCTACAGTCCACCATGCGCGGTTGTTGAAATTGTTGACCGACGTAGGAACCGCAGAAAGCGCATGTACGGTGGTATTCTGAGAGGACCACGCGGGAGAGGCCGGGGTGGTCACGTCGATCACGCCGAAAAAGCGTGACGCGGGCACGTTCCCATCGAAACCCGGATGCGTAACAAAAATCTTCGGCCCGATCATCGCCATCGTGGGAGGCGTCCACAGACCCGTCGTAGCCGCCTTCGCCGGTACGTTGTTGGCGGTGATACCGCTGATCGTGATGAACGCTCCGGTGGCAGTCTCGTAGCAGAACGGCTCCTCGAATCCAATCGTTGTGTTGGTGTCGATCATGCCGTAGATGCGCGTTCCCACAATCAGGAACACGGAAATGACGCCCGGTGCCTTGGTGGTATACGGAGCTGTCACCAGGAAGTCCACGCCAAGGGTTACTCCAGGTCGAGCTACCATCACGCCCTGATTGGCCTGATCGAACATCAGGTTCTGCAATTGCTGACAGGAGCCCTTGAACTGAAACGACTGGTCATAGCCGTCCACCAGCCCCGCGGGCCTGAAGAACTCCGGCTTTGCGTTGCGCAGTGCCATTATGTTATAAATCAATAAGTTAGTTCAGTCCGTCAATTTCGTGGGACGACTGGAGCGCGTGCGACGATACAACTGCGGGTCGAGCTTGATGCGAGCGGTGAGGTTGGATTTATCCCCTTCCATGATGAGATGCTTGCGCAGCATCTGCTCGCCTACCTTCATAAATTCCAGATAGCGCGTGTCGTCTGTCAGAGCCATCAGCTTCTGCGCAGTGGCGTGCACCAGATAGTCCTGGTCGTCGAACCACGGCACTGAGTTGTTGCTCTCGGGATTGAGTATTTCAGGTTGCGTTCCGAAGTAGCGATGCGTGACAGACAGCGGCGTGTTGGCCTGCGGATAGATGTAGATCAACTGCGGCAACTGCTGCGCCTGAGGGCTGGAGTCCACCGCGAACTCATAGGGGAAGTCGCTCAACTGCGGAGCCTGGAGTTCGGTGTCGTACTTGGACAACTCCACCGGGTCCATGAAGAACGGCTGCCCGTTGATGAGATACCACATGTCATATGTTCGCAGGTAATTCGAAGCGCCAGCAAACGGACCGTTGCTGTTGGCCGGAACTGCGATGGTCTCCATCTGGAGATTCATGCGCAGATCCCGGTGCCACAGCAGATCACGGCACACGAGGTTGTAGAACTGCCCCGACTGTACCGTGTATCCAGCCGGAGCCTTGGCGATCTGACGTGCGAGAGAGCAAATCTCCGCGATCGTCATCGCCATGTCATGCCACCTTCAGACCTGAGTCGACCTCGCGCTCCAGCTCCTCGATGGCCTTCTGCCCATCCTCGATGTCCGCCTTGATCTTCTCGATGTTGGTGCGGTAGTTGTTGATGGTCATCTTGGTCGCGGCGGGCACCTTCTCGCCCTTGCGCTTGGCCTCCTGCATAGCGACTTCCAGACCGTTCATATTGTTCTGCAGCGCGGCTAGCCTCTGCTCCAACTCCTTGCGCAGGACCGGCAACTCGAAACGCTTGCGCTGCCGCTCGAGCACATCCATTGCCTCGTCCAGCCGCGAGTGCTTGGCAGCAGCATCGTCGGTCTCGTAGAAGTTGCCGTTGATGGTGATCTGACGCCCTTCCATCAACTGTGCGGTGGCGGTCCACACGTTCTCCACTTTCTTCTCGCTCATCGACCCATTCTCCGACCGGACAGCTTGGCATTGAGTTGCGGACGGTAGGCGTTCTCATCCGAGCCCTTGATGCTGCGCTCGTGCTCCCAGGAGCGGTACACCATCTCTCGTACTGTGCGCAAACGGTTCAGATCGAACTCGTAGGACTGCCCGTGGTAAAACTGCTCGCCGTTTATCCCGACGCTGACCCCGCCGGAGGGCGGCAGGTCGATCATGTACTTGTAGACGATGCTGCCGTCTTCCTTCTGGATGGGAATCTCGCCCGCGTCGGCCACGCGCACGCCTAGGTCCAGCAGGCGTGCAGAGGCTTCGTTCTTGTCGGCCAGAAGTTCCGCGTTCTGCTTCTCCAGCTCCGCAAGGCGGGCAAGCTGCTCCTCCACCTCTGGCGGCAACTTCACCTCTGACTTCGGTCCACCTAGCATCTTCTTCTCCTAAAAAAACAGGGGCCACAAAGGCCCCTGCGAATAGCCCACGCCGGGCCGCTAAATATCGCAGCGCTTACGTCGCAGTGCCTGCGGTGTATCCAGGTGCGAACGCAGAGCCAGACTCACACCGAGCCATGAAGGCCTGGTTGAGCATGATCGAGCCGTAAAACACCTTCCACGAGACCACGCGGGTCTGATTCAGCGGGTCGGACTTGTCCGCATCGCGCAGGTAGTTGAACTCGGGATCATCCAGCACGACTTGGCCGTACGCGCCCTTGCCGATGAAGAAGGTCGGGAACACCGTCACGCCGGTCGCCGGAGCCGCGGGAGGCGTCTGTGCCGCACCGATGCCGGTGATGATGACTGTGGTATTGGGCGGCAACTGGGTCGCCATGCCCGCCAGCGGGCCGGAAGTCGGGCCCAGGCCGCATAGGCCCAGGTTGGTCACGATGCCAGCACCAGCCCCGCCCACGCTCACGTAGATGTTGAACGTGAAGCCCGGCAGGTTGGGGGTGGCGATCGAGATCGAGCCGCCAGCGGCCACGGCAAGCGCGTTCTGGCACTGGTAGATGTTGCGCTCAACGCTGGTCTGAGCCGGAGAGCCGGTCATTTGGACGTTGAAGTTGGCCGCCGTAAAGCTGCCGCCTCCCACTACCGCAGTCGCGGTTCCGGCCGCAAAGCCGGTCCAGTAGGGAACCATGTTGGAGCGGCAGAAGCGCACCCCTCCCCACTCTCCCAGGTCGTTGTTGTACAGCCGGTTCACGTCAGACTGCGACCACGCACTGGCCACGGTGGCGTTCTGGCGCATGTCCTGCGAGGGCAGTGGATGGATCAGAGCAACGTAGTGGTGCATACCTCCAGGGGCGCTGGATGCACGCGTGGTCCGGTTGGCGTCGATCTTCTCGTCTTCTCGCTCCTGGCCGCTGAACTCAGGCGCACCGTAGTTCGACAGCGAGCCGTAGACGCGGTAGACCTCGGTTGGCGACATCACATCGGTTGCCACCAGCAGCGCTCGGGAGGCTTTGCCGTTAGCGAAGTTGCACTGCGTCGCCGCCATCAGCGTGTTGAACGTGTTGCGCTCGAGGGTTTCAGGGAGCTGTATGGCCACCAGCTCCATCGCCTTCTGGAACAGCGGGTGCTTGATGGTCAGGTTGGCAACGTCGGTGATGATGACCCGATCGCCCCACTGCTGGGCAGTAGCGGAGACTTGTTGCAGGATCATCGCCGAGCCTACCGGCGCCACGCCCTCTTGCAGAGGAGCGAACGGCAGCGGCAAGCGCTCGTAACGTGATGCGGTATAAGTAAGGCCAGAGTTCTTGGGCAGGCGCAGGGGATCGCCGAACTGGTAGGCCACCAGTTGCCTGCGCGCGAGCGGCAGGGTCTTCTCGGCGATGTAGTTGCTAACGTCGGCCGCAAACGTGGCCTGCTGGTTCGTTAGCCCCGGTGCAAACCAGCCCCCAGGCTGGAACATCCCGAACAGCGAGGACAGTATGCGGTGAAACATGGTCGACTCCTTCAGTTACGACGGAGCCGGTCGGGCTCTGTCACAGTGGTACATTCTCCAGGCGAGACTCAAGCTCGGACAGCTTCGACTTAGAGGCCGACCCGCGCGAGGCATCGCTGCGTGCATTCAACGGTTCTCCGCGGGCCTGCTGCACCCGCTTCGCCGCCGCTTCCTTCTGCTTGCCTGCGCTGGCCGTAGCCTTCGGCGCCAGCGCGTCCTTGCCTACTAGAAACGTCAAGATAGCCTCCCGTGGAGCCGATTGACCTTGCTTGCGCAGCTTGCCCAGTTCCTCTTCGACCCGCTCCTGATACTTCCTGAAGGTCGCATTGGACGCGCACTTCAACTCGAACGCTGTCTTGTCGAGCTGATCTGTGGTCTGCGCCTGAATCTGGTTGATCCGGGTTTCGACCTCCCGATCCTTGCGCAACTGGTGGTTGTACAGCCGCTGCTCGTAGGGCAGATCCTTCTCGTCTTCCTCTGTCCTGCGACGGGCCGCATCCTCGGCCCGCTGGCGTGCCTCGCGCTCGCGCTGCATCTCGGCTTGCGCTTCCTGTGCCGCGCGCTCTGCCGCCTGCGCACGCTCACGAGCGGCGCGAACGGCCTCGTTGGCCCGGCTACGGGTCTCTGCAACAGGTTCAGGTTCCGTTACCTCGGGTTCGGGCTCCTCCCCTTCCGTTGGTTGCGGTTCCTCCTGCTCTGGCTCCTCTGGTTCTGGCTCTTCCTGCTCTACTACTTCTGCATCTTCAGACATGTTTCCCTCGATGAATTAACGTCCATCAGTCGGATAGCCGGTTACGCCGGCAGGGCGGGGTACTTCTACTACGAGAACGTGTACGTCCCTACGTTGGTCAACGTCAGTGTCGTCAACGTGGTCAAAGAGATGATGTAGTCACGCCCGGTCGCCGTGGCGATGGTCGCGGTTCCTGTAACCGTGGTGCTCGCATCCCCCGCAGTCACCGTTCCGATCTGGCCGATGCCGCTGTTGAGGAAGCTCATGCGCTTGGACCAGCCAAGAGGCAGCGTGCCGCCCGGCGTAGCTCCGCCGAACGCGGCGATGATTGAAACGGTCGACGGCAGCGTGATGGTGAATCCGCCCGTAATGCTGCCCACGGTCATAATCAGCGTACCGGCCAGCAGCGCATCGGTGGTCACTATCAGATTTGTGGTCGCGGCCCCGGCGATGGTCGGGGGGGTGGACAGGAGCGCGCTGTTGACGTTCTGCATGAAGCCGATCAGGCCAAGCGCTCCGGTGCTGTCCGGTGCCATACCCTGCGGAATCTGGACGATGGTTCCCATGTGGTTTCCTTATGCGATCGTCGTCGCGGGCCAGGCAAAGCACCCGGTACAGGTGATGGCAGACGGCGTGTTGAGCAGCGCCGGATTGTCTGGAGTCAGGTTCGGGATGGTCGAATTGGTGCCTGCGGTCACAACCGATGTCGGCGCAGCGAACACCAGACTGTATGCAGTTGGAACGGCCGCGACCGTCCAGGTGGCGTTCCAGTTCGTGTTGATGGTATTGGCGACGACCGCGTTTCCTCCAACCGCCAGCCCATGCGGCAGGTTGGTCGTGATGACTGCGATCTGGTTCGAGTATTGCAGGTCGATGATATCCACCTGGCACGCCGTTACGGTCAGCAGGTACGCCCGAATGCCGGTGGTGGCCACCGTTGTCGTTCCGGCCAGCGTCGTGGTCGCATCGGCCGACTGCGCCAGCGTCAGAGTCCCGCTGTGCAGGTTCTGGATAAACAGAGGGCTGCTAGCCCCGATGAATACGCCTGGCCACACCGCAGTCAACAGACTCGCGTTGGGCAGTACGTCGGTAGGGGTGGTGCCGCCAGAGCGTTGAATCAGGCCACCCAGCACAGAGGCCGTCGTGTAGGTGATGGCCGTAGCGGTGGTGTCGGCGGTGAATCTCCAGACCCCCCTGCGCGGGGCCATGTTCTGAGACAGCGCGGTGATAAGGGCCTGTAGATTGCCGCTGTTGGGCTGCGCGCCCGACATCTCGATCATGCCAGGGTTGAAAGGCAGAGTTACCGGCATGTCAGCTCCCTTACGCGATGTTCGTGGCCGGCCACGCCCAGCAACCCGTACATAGGACAGCCGATGCAGTGTTGAGTAAGGCCGGCTTCTGCGAGCTCACATTCGGCGTGCTCGGGTCGGTGGCGAACGCGGTGGCGGTCGCTAGAGCGAACGTCAACTGGTTGTAGTTCGGGACTGTAGCCACCGTGAACGTACCGTTGAAGGCGGCATTGCTCATGTTCAGGGTGATCGCATTCCCACCCACGGCGATGCCGTGCGGCAGGTTGGTCGTCAGCGTCACCACACCGTTGACGTAGGACAGCCCGATGATGTTCACGGGGCAGGTCGTGACACTGAGCAGGTACAGTCTAATGCCAAGAGTTACAACGGTGGTCGTGCCGCCGAGGGTGGTGGTCGCGTCTGCCGATTGCGTCAGAATGATCGTGCCGTTCTGCAGGTTGCACAGCAGAAGAGGACTAGTCGCGCCGGGGTAGACGCCCGGCCAGGCTGCGGTAATGAGGCCCGCGTTGGGTAGAACATCGCTGATGCCGCCACTGGTCCCGGTCCTTCGGAGCAGGCCGCCGAGAACCATAGCGGGGGTATAGGTGATCGCCGTGGTCGTGGCGTTGGTAGTGAAAGCCCAACTGCCCTGTGCGGGCGCGGCGTTGTAGGACAGCGCGGTGATGAGTTGTTGCAGGCCACCGATACCGGCAGCAGCCCCGTCAAACTCCATCTGACCGGGATTGAAGGGTAGGGCTACGGGCATGACGGTCTCCTACGTGGGTTTGGCGCGTTATGCGCCCAATGGTTGAGAGTTGTCAACTTCCGCCCTCACATCATCAGCATGAGAATGGCTATCATCGCCAGAGGCCGGATGTAGCGGCGCGTGAGGCGTCTGATGCGAGGGTTGTAGACCAGACTCGAGATCGGCTGCTGGCGGATCGTCTGGGGCATATTGACGCCAGGATTGCCGCCTAGCTTGATACCCCCGGACGGGTAGAACGATCGGGCGTGGTTGATGGCGGCAGCCATCCCGGCCATCTTGATCCCGCCCACCGGCACCATGTAGTGCGCCTTGATGAAGGTGTCGGTAAAGAGCCCGGCATCCTTGAGATTCGGCTGGCTCTGGAACTCCCAGGTATAGGGATCCTTCCACAGGGCCGTGACCGGCCCGTAGGCCAGCGGCGTCGGCTGGGGTGTAATGACCGGCGCCCAGTTGACCACGGGAAGCCGGTAGCGCTCGTACTGCCTGGTGTCTGGCCACTGGATCTGCTTGAACTT